GAAGAATACGTTCATCAACTGCACGCTCGGTGGTGACACCGTGGCGCGTAGCGCGGCAAACGCAACCCTTGAGCTGGCCAGCGGTACCGCTCGCAATACCTTCATCGATTGCGTCTTCCCGTTCCAGTGCAGTGCTGGCACGCCTCTCGGCCTCAAGGTTGGAGCGGCGGCTGGTATGGATCGGTATGCAATCTTTAAGGGCTGTTCCTTCATCAACAACGTTGGTTCGACTTCGACCAGCATGACGGCGTTTGCTACCCTGGCAGCGTCGGCTGGTGGTCAAGTTGTGATCAAAGATGCGATGATGGTCGGCATTGGCGAGTTTGGCTCCGATGCTTCCTCCCTGGGTCAGATCTACGTCGATATGCCTGCTCCGAGCGCGGCGGCTGGCGGTATCGGTGTAAATCCGTCGTGATGAACCTCCGGCCGCTTCGGTGGCCGGATTAAAGGAGGTTGAAATGGGTCAGTTCAAGCCGATGGTCAAGATGGAGACCACGGAGCCCACCGTTGAGCTCAAGCTCAAGAAAGGTGGCAAGGTTGAGAAGAAGATGCAGATGGGTGGTTCGCCAGACATGGCGGCTCCCGCAGCTCCTTCGATGCCGGCCCGTGGCGGAATGATGCCCCCTGCAACGCCGATGCGCCCCTCGCTGGCTGCTCGTCGTCGTGCGATGCGTGCGATGCCTTCTGGTGCTGCTCCCGCGGCTCCGGTGGGGATGGCCGGCCGCATGATGAAAGAGGGCGGTGAGAGCAAAGCCGAGCACAAGGCTGAGATGGCCAAGACCGCAAAGGCGTTGAAAGAACACGCCGGCAAACCCGCTAGCAAGGCTCACAAGGGCCTGAAGACTGGCGGCGTGGTCATGGGCCAGGGTGGCTACAAGCACGGCGGCATCATCAACACCGAGGGTCAAGGTGGCGAGTATCGCGACACCAAGATGCACGACGGTGGGAAAGAGCACAAGACGCCCAAGAAGACCGGCGAGGTCGTGATGGGCAAGCCCGGTGGTTATGCGACCGGGGGCGTGGCCAAAGCTAATGCGGGCGGCTATAAAAAGGGCGGTGCCGCAAAAAAAGCTTTCGCTACGGGGGGAGTTGTTGATAGCGGTGCCCCCGTAGCGATGCCTCAAGGCCGCAAAAAACCTAGTGCTCCGGTATCAATTACCGCGTTGTCTGGCACCTTCAAGAAAGGCGGCAAAGTTACAGCTGCCGAGGGTCGTCTGCACAAGAACTTCGAGAAAGAGAACGCTACGGCCATGAAAGAGGCCAAGGCGTACTCTAACGAGGTTTACAGCAAGTACGGCAAGAAGATGGCGGGTGGCGGCGTTCCTTCAGCGGTTCGTGACCAGAGGCAGACTGAAGAAAATCAGCGAGCCTATGAAAACTGGGAACGATCGCAAACGCAAGAGAACGAAGCCATGAGGAATGCTATTACAGGGTTCCCGCGGAAAGTGATGAGGGGCATCAAGGGGTTGTTCTCGTCTGGTGCGCCGAAGGGTAGCGTGACGGAAACCGAGAAGTCGGTGACAGTGACGCCATCCAAAAAGCGCGGAGGCGCGGTGACCTGTTGAACCGCAGGGGCTTCGGCCCCTGCCTCATTTTGAAGGCGTTGAATGATGAGTACAACTATCTCGTCAATTACAAGGCAAGGGGCATACGAGCCTTTTGAGTTGCAAGTCGCTCGCGGACAGATTCAGGGCCACAGAAGTGTTGTTGTGTTTGGTTTTAATCCGGACGTAGACACCTCGCAGGTATCAGTCTGGCCGTTGCCAAGCCTAATTACGTTTCCGGCCGCTGCACTGCAAATGACAGTAAGTTCGTCAAACGCAAACGATACGGCGTTAGGCACAGGAGCCCGTACAGTTGTTGTGCAGGGGTTGGATGCCAACTACAACGAAGTAAGTGAGACGGTCACGCTAAACGGGCAGACTGCCGTTACGATGACGGCGTCCTTGCTTCGAGTCAATTATGCTTATGTGCTCACGGCTGGATCTGGAAACGGCGCTGCTGGTGACATCTACATAGGCACTGGTGTTGTAACAGCAGGCGTTCCTGCAACCACATACGACGTTATCAAGTTTGACTACAACACCACAATAACTGGAAGTTGGACGGTTCCCGCGGGTTACACCGCATACGTCTCCCAGGGGTTGTTTTCATCTGGTCAAGCGGGTGGTTCTAATCAAGTTCAAGGCAGACTGTTGACGAGAGGAACAGACAACATTCGGCGCACCGCCGCAGTTACGAGTATCAACAATGGCGTGGCAGACTATGTGTTTGAGTATCCAATCGTGATCCAAGAAAAGACAACAATTGAAGCAACAGCAATTGGTAGTTCTAACAACAATGCTGTTTCGTCAATGTTCATCTTGGTGTTGGTCAAAGAAGGTCCGTAATGCCAGCAAAGACCCAAGCGCAGTTTCGGCTGATGAAGGCCGCGGAGAACAATCCGAAGTTTGCGAAAAAGGTTGGCATCAAGCCTAGTGTGGCGGCGGAGTTCACGTCGTCTAACGTAGGCAAGAAGGCCTACGGCAAACTGCCGGAGCGCATGAAAAAGGGCGGACCTAGTCTGGCCATTGGGCGAGGCGAAAAACTGCCTGCAAAGCAAGGTGCCGGGCTGACGGAGAAAGGCCGGGCAAAGTACAATCGCGAGACAGGCAGCAACCTGAAGGCACCGCAGCCGCAGGGAGGGCCGAGGCGGGACTCGTTCTGTGCCAGGATGGGTCCAATTGCACGCAGTAGTGAACGGGGGAGCCGCGCTCGAGCCTCAATGAAGCGCTGGAATTGCCCCGGTTGGTAGGGTGAACCATGGCCTATTCTGGAACCGTTGGGACGACCGTCATCCAAGTCCAGACCCTGATTGATCATGGGGCGCGGCGGTGCGGGAAATTGGCCGAAGAGCTGACTTCTGAGCAGGTATTGAGCGCTCGGGAGTCGTTGTACTTCCTGTTGTCCAATCTGATCAACATCGGCATTCAGTATTGGGCCATCGACAAGAAGGTGTACGGGCTCCAGGCGGATCAGTACGTCTACAAGCTGCCTGTTGGTGGCAATGACGTGCTGCAAGCGCTCTATCGGCGCATGAATCGACCCTCTGGGGCGTATGCAACGAGTGCTGGCGGGACGGTTGAGAACGCGTTTGATAGCAACATTGACACAATCTGCACGCAATCAGCCCCGAATGGCAACATTTCCGTCAATTATGGGACGAACAATCCCGTCTACATTGGCTCAATCGGCGTACTTCCGGGCGTTTCTGGCAGTATCGACTGCATATTTGAGTATTCCAGCGACGGAATTGCCTGGAGCACGCTCTATGACCCCGGAGTGACGGCCTGGGTCAACAACGAGTGGATCTGGTACGACATTGAGCCCGGTCAAACGGTCGAGTGGTACCGGATTCGGGCAAGAAATGGGTCGACTTTGTCGCTTAGAGAGCTGTATTTCGGCAATAACTCGACCGAAATCACGATGGCGCGGCTAAATCGTGATGACTACACCAATCTGCCGAACAAAAACTTCACGGCGAACCAACCGTTTCAGTATTGGTTCAACCGGACCATTCCGCAGGCGGAAATCACGCTCTGGCCGGTGCCTTCGGACCCGTTTGTGCAGATGACGGTCTGGTACTCGAGGCAGATCATGGATGTTGGTGATCTGTCCGGAGAGCTAGAGATCCCGCAGCGGTGGTATCTGGCGGTTCAGTCAATGTTGGCGCATCAGATGTCGCTGGAACTGCCGGGAGTGGCGACAGACCGCATCCAGTACCTGGAAGGTCAGGCGGATAAGTACCTGACGCTGGCCGAGGTGGAAGAGCGCGACAAGTCGCCGATCTACTTTGCCCCGAACATCAGCGTATACACAAGGTAATCATGCCGCGATTTCTGGACACGCTAGGCTACTCTGATATTGCAATAGCGGTTTGTGATCGTTGCAAGATGAAGCGTCCCCATGCGGTGATGAGGAGTGATCCGAACTTCCCAGGGTTGCAGGTATGCAACGAGGGATGCGCGGACGAGTTTGACCCGTACCGGTTGCCGGCGCGAAAGACAGAACGAATCACGATTAGGTTTCCCAGGCCCGATGTGTCTGTAGCGGTTGACCCGAACAACCTGACTACCGGAGGATACGGCAACTATGTAGTATCGCCGGAGCAGAATACGCAGACGCCGGAGAACAACGGCAACCTAGACAGCATCGAGGTGTAGTGTGGCGAACGTAACGATCACCCAACTGCCTGCGGCCGGCGTAATTACCGGGTCGGAACTAGTCCCCATCGTTCAGAACGGTCAGACGGTTCGCACGACGACCGGTGCAATTGCTGCCTCGCCGAGTCAAACACAGACCTTCCTGACGTTGAATCAGGAGCCGTCATTACCGAACAGTCGGTTTCTGCAAGGCGGGGTAGGAATTGGCCTGACGGACGCCGGGGCGC